CTTTTATAAAATCTGGCAAATGTGTTACAAAAGTTGATTCACTGTTATCTGTGTAATCTTGTATTGCTGTTTTTAATGTTGCTAATGTAAAACTCATTAATTTGTTATAGTGACAGGTCCAGCACTTGCGAAACCTCCACCACCTTTCTGTACAAAACTAGCAGTTGCACCTGCTGAAAACGAATAATTGTTCGTATCTACTACTGTAATAGAAAAACCAGATGCTGAATTAATAGCTGATCCTAAAATTCCACCAACACTTACAACATCTCTAAAACGAACTGTATCACTTGATGATCTGCCATGATTTGGCTCATTAACAGAAACTGTTTGTGAACTTGCAGTTGTTGTAAAGGCATTTAAAGGAAGTATATTTGGAACAGCAGTTTCATCTCTATCTGGTCTAGCATCTCTTATAGCCTCCAAATCTGTTCTAATTCTTGGGGGAGTTAATTGTGGATGTTTTTCTTCATATTCATCTTTACCAACAACAGATCCATTCCATTCTTTGCGCATATCTTTAATTTTATATCTAAATCCTGATCTATCAGATATTCTATAAGCATATTTCCCTTGTGCAAAAGCCATTAACCAACCTTGTAATAATTTAATTGAGGAGTAACAGAAAAAGAAGATCTATCCCTGTCTTCTCCCATAGCTCTTTCAAATTCTTCTTCATATACAGATTTCAATAATTGTATTCTATCTGGTGCTCTTTTCATGGATATATAATAAGCCAATCCAGCAGTTAAACAAGGATAAAACCTAAAAGGAACTTCCATAGTATTTATTTGAGTGTCTGCATCTTGTATTCGCGTCAAAGCGTCATAATGAATAACATCTGTACTATTTTCTGGTGCTGGATATATTTTTAAATTAGGTGTTACTTGTCTATCAAGAAAAAATTGCGTTGGTCTACCAGTTGTTGTTTTTGTTGGTATATTTAAATAAGTATCTCTACTTATTCTACTCATGCTAAAATCTGTGCCACTTCTTCGCACAACTGCTGATAATATATCAATAACATCTGTTCCTAAAGAATAATCAACATCATTTGCTGTTAAAGCTTGAGTTTTTTGCTCAATAGTCCATTGATTTAAACCACGATTAGCCCATTCAGCTAACATTATATTCATGGAGCGTTTTGCTGTTTGTAAATCGTAACCTGTTCTAGCTTCTAATCCACATCTTTCAAATGCTTCTTCTATATATTCTGCTACATCAAGTTCAAAATTTGTTGAGCTAGAGGTTGCCATTAAGCTTTACCACCTTTTTTCATTTTTTTCATAGCCATGCCACCTCCACGCATCTTCTTTGGTTTCATAGCCATTCCACCACCTCTCATTTTTTTAACTTTTCCTCCACCCATCATTTTTTTATTTCCAGATGCCATCATTTTTCTTGGACTCATTGCCATGTTAAACTCCCTTTAAGTTTGTTGTAATATTTTTCTCTTTGCTCATAAATATCTTCAACATTGTATTCATTATAATATTTATCATAATATCCAAGTTTCTTCAATTTATTTGCACTTTCTTGTAGTTTACTTAATCTTTGAATAAATATCAAAGCATATTCTTCCTTAACAACTTCAACAAATGAATTATTGTCTATTAATTCATTTACATCATCATCAGGGTGGAATCCCATAACCCAAATGTCTTTTTGAGAAAATTTATTTTTATGTATAATATCGTTTAAAAAATTTAAATATTTATGAAACTTATCATTTTCTTCATACATTAAATCAACAACAATAATTAAATCTTTGTTATCATTAAAATTTTCAATTAATGTATGAACTATTTGATAATTTTGTTTTTCATTAAATGCAAAAGCAACTTTTTTATCAACCCATGCTTTTTTAGCAAAAGGACAACTTGGTAGATTATTGTAATTTTTATTTGGTTTTTCCAATGCAAATTTAGACCACTCACGAATTTCATTGCAAATTTGTTCTTCAAGATTTATATATTCATCCATTATTTTTTCTTTCTGCGTCTAATAGATTTAACTCTTCTTGGTTTCCCTGCTGGTTGTCCTAATCTTCTTTTTTGTGCTATTCTGCTTCTTTTTTCTGAAGCAGAAATTTCCGAAGAAGTCTTCGGAGTTTTTTTACTAATTCTTTTACTCGGTCTGCAATAAGGAGTTCCTCTTTTTTCACCTTTTTGTCTGCCACACGCTTTGCCAGTCCTGACATCCTTCCAGTCTTCTTTAAACCATCTTTTAAGTGCTAAACCAGATTTTGTTTTACGAACAGCCATTATCTATACTTTGTTATTTTTCTTCTATTAGACATAACAACACCACAACCTCTTGCAATGTTTGGATTTTTAGAAGGTCTTTTACGAGTTCTTTTTGGCACATTGCCACCATTTTTCATTTTAACAACACCACCTTCAGCTTTTTTCTTTGATTTGCCATAGTTAGCTGCGCCCACCTTGCGGCATTTTGCAATAGCACCACTAGCATAAGCTGACGGAAAAACTCTATATCTGGATTTAACTTTACGATAACAAGCGTCTTTTGGCATTAAAATCTCCTTTTATCTATTTTCCAACAATCACACATAAAATATGTTTTTCTACATTGATGACATCTTTTAACTTCTTTTCCTTTTACTACCTCTCCTTTTTTTAGAGGCACAATGTGCTTTTTCAGAAAATCCACGAGGTCTGGCACAATTGATTTTGTTTTTCCTTTTAGCACTCCATTTCCTTTTTTGAGGTGGCTTTGACACTTGTTGTGTCATTTGCGACCTTCCCATAACCATTAAAAAAACTTTTCAAGAATTGCCACACCTATAATAACACCATAAATGCCCCAAACTCTGTTATCTAATGATTTAAGCTTATCTTTAATTTCTGTATATCTGCTTTCACATTGAGCTTCATGTTTTTCTAATAATTTTAAAACTTCTTTAGCTGTCATTTAACACTTCCATCTTCTTCTTGCTTGCCTAAGTCTGCTGTTTGGATTTTTGGCAGCTTTAGGAAATTGTTTCATTTGTCCTGCACTACGAGCACAATAAGACTTACGCCTTTTAGCAGACTTACTTCCTTTTTTAACTTTGCCTGTAACAGCAGTTTTTAGTTTACTACCAGGATTTTCTCTACGATAACGAGCAACACCAGCTTTAGTCATCCCCGCTCCACTTTTGGTGGAACGGAAATATTTTTTTGTTTTTGGTGGCTGTTTGTCTCTTGTTCTAGCCATAATTAAGCATAAAAAATTGTTATCATATCTGCATGATCAAGCGTATATGATATGCTTAAACCACTTTCAAATAAAATACCATTAGCTGGTATTGTTCTATCAGTAGCTGTATTAGCTGTTCCAATTGTTCTTGCTTTAAAAGATGTAGTGCCAGACTCAGGTGTTCCATCTATAAATGATATAGTTCCAGCAGTTCCCCCAGATATAATTGACAAACCTTTTAAACGAACACGAGAACCTCCACCGACTGCTTGAGCGCACAATGTTCCAGACCCTACTTTTATGTTTGCCGCGTATTGAGCTGAACATTCCACTGCTGTAACCGTTAAAAATAATTTAGCACCTGCCACAGCTTCTGCTGAACTTGTTGAAGTAATAACTTCAGTCATAGCATTACCAAAAACATCTGTTCCTGTTATTGTACAAGTTTTTGCATTATCACCAGTTCCAGTAGTTGTAACAATTACATTTCTAGCAGCACCTCCAGCAAATGTAGTATTTGCCATTGTAGCTGAAGTATCTGGTCTTGCCGCTGTAACTAATCTATCGTCATCTGAAGCATTTTCATCATTGATTGTTAAAGGCTTAACATCTGAACTTCCCATTATAATAATCTCCTTATAAATAGGGGGTGATTAACACCCCCATAATTTTATTCGTACATAGCTCTGCTTATTGCAGTATAATGAATATTTACTGCTTCGGCTGCTGCTGCTCCAGCTTCAATTCCAATGTAAGGAATAAAATCAACATCGTCAGTTAAGGCTGCTGTTTTTGTAGTTCCTGTTGTAACTGCTGTTCCACCAGTTGATCCAGAAGTAGAAGTCACATTATATTGTTGCCCATTAACAAATATAGAGGCTAGTCTATTGCTATCAATTTCAATTTTAAAATGATATGGAGTGTTAGCCGCTACTGTAATAGGTAACTGTGAAATGTAATCAGTTCCACCAATACTATGAACAAAGTGCCACTTAGCAAAATCAGTAAATGCTTCTGAGTTTGTTGCATCTGTTTGATATTTAAAAAATGCTTGGTTAGCATCAGTTGCTACAAGTTGGTCATTTGTTAACTTTAATCTCTTC